CCGATCTATTTACCACTTTCATCGTGGACTAATAGTTTTAATTTTTCCCCGTCGTACGAGTTGTCCCCGGTATTTTTCCAGTCGATCGTGGTATCGAGCCCTTGTCTATCTTCCGACGCGATACCCTCGTCAAGTTTTTTTCGCGTGAGTTTGGAGGCTGGGACTCTGTAGGCGAGCTCCGTTTTCGGCCTGTCCATACCGTCCTGGATTGGTTTGAAGAAGAACGGGTAATTAACTGAGATGGGTACGACTTTATCTGTAAACATCTTCTTTGCATCCTGACCAGACTTTGATAAAATGCCGAATCTGGAGTCTGTTGATATTGTAGCTTGATTAACCGCTTCGCTTGAGGCCATGAAAGAAAACCCTGACCGTCTGTTCTTAAGATAGCACATTCCGTAACAACGTACATCTGATCTACAAGCTTCCCAGAATATAAAGAATAATCTGTTTGATTCTCTAAAGTCTGGCTGCCCAACATCAATTTTGGACCACTGCAAGAACATATAGTGAGTGCCAGTAATATAATTAGCAACACCATTATTTTTGAACCAAAAACCTTCTTCACGTCTTTTAAACTCTCCATCAATATAGTCATACCATTTTTCTTTAAACGCGTTAGGATATTTCTCCCAGTCAAACACGCTTTTTATTTTTAATAGCTCTTTGGGGTAGTTTAACTTTTCCCACTTCTGCTCTGCTTTTTTGCTTGAACGCTTATAAACTTTCTCAGGCTCAGATGGTAAACCTATAACTAGGTTTTGTATTTGCACTACTTCACCTAAAGTACCGTCTTTACTTATTATAACTATATCATGACCAGCGTTGTAACCATAACTCCACTTCTTGTGTCTGTTATTCTTTTTTATAACTGATGGCTTAATGTAATCGTTTAGCGTTTTTACTAATGTTTGCTTGTACATCATTTAGATCTCCCTTCCGCAAAACCTCTAAAAGGTTTTTCTTTAGCATTATCAGTATCATTTATCATACTTTTTTCTTCTTCTATACGCGTTAGTATTTCAAAAGCGTCAAATATTGCTAGCTTTTTTGTAGCTGCAGCATTCTTTAATCTATCAGCAGTTATATCATCACCTGAATCTACTATAGGCTCTTTAGCTACTTTTATTAACTCCTCAACTGCTCTTTGCCCAGCTTGGATTATACTGAGCTTGGTTTTTTTCGTGCTCATATTTAATTACAATATCTTTTGATTTCATACAATATAATAATTCATCGTTAACGACAAATTCAAATTCGCTGTTAGGTGTAAAACCTATAACATCTCCTTTGTTTATTTTAAGAGCTTCTAAGGAACTATTACCATATTTTAGTATTCCAATATGGTTTTTCTCTTTCTTTAGCTCTAACTCATCCTTGTTAAGTATAGGCGCTACAAAGCATCTATTGTTAAAAGGTTTCCACGAGTTATTTTTACCATATAAATATATTTGATCTAATTGACAAAAATACTTATTATCTTTAAAGTATTTACTACTATTTACTTCTTTACCTTTCTGGTTATAGTATCTTCTAAACACATTGTGGTGAATAATAACCTCGTCACCTACTTTTATAGGGGTTTTGAAGGCTATTGGCACAGATATCACTTTAGCTTTGTTGTTTATAAACTTGTGACTTTCTATTTTAGAATTTAAAACTAATTTTTTATCACCTACTTTTAACTCGTTGTCGTATCTTTCTCCTACTGGTTCTACAATAAAGTCATATACACTTCTCATCAATACTGAAGATCATACTCAATGGATATTGCCATGTTAGAATTAAACTTCTTCCACGGCATTACCTCATTGTTTTTTTTGATGTGTATATTATAAGAATTATCTTCTTCGTCCAGTAGTATATAAGCTATCCTGTGACCGCCATAGACTTCTTGACCTACAGAGTAATGCATCGCATCGTTCTTGTAATCTGAGCCTATGCTTATCTTTCTTATAATAGAACTCACTACTCAGCTACTTGAAGAGTTTTTGCTTCATCAGCTTCTACCTTTTCAAAAGATCCATCAGCTAAGTTTACGGTGATATCACCATACTCTTCTTTCAATTCTGACTTAACTTCTTCTAGTGCTTTTGCAGCTTCAAAATGTGCTCCTAAGTACTCAGCTTTTTTAGCTTCCAAGAAACCAATCTCAACTAATATAGCGTTGATTTTTCCTTGACCTTCTTTTACTGACTTTAATTGTTCTTCTGTTAATTTTCCCATTTTATTTAATTTAATTGGTTATTTTTATATATAATCACACTGTTTATTGTAAAATTACTCATTACGTAATTACTGTATTTTATTTACTTCAAAGCTACTATATCAGTTGCGGTAGTGCCTGTAGATAAAACATAATCTACGATAACGTTTAAAACCGATCCACTTTGGACGTTTTTGAAAACTATAGCTTCGTTAGCTGTCGGAAGTCCTGAGCCAGAAGCTCCTGTTACACCAGAGAGTATTACCTTTACATCACCGCTAGTTCCTACGTATAAGCAAGAACTATTTAAGTTAGTTGCTACGCTTATTGTGTCGTTTTTCGTTACACTAGCAGCAGAGGTGCCAAAATCTGGTTGATTTGCGTATTGTCCCATTATTTATTTATTTATTTATTTTTATTGAATAGTGGCCCTAGTTTGTCCACGATTTTTTCACCACTTCTACCTATCACATAACCTCCAATACCTATTTCTAGTAAACCCCAAAATTGAGGTTCCAATGTAGGTGTTATTAGTTGCGCTGATAATTGCGATATAAATTTTGTATATATTATTATGAAACCAAACGAAAGCATTAGTATTGGTCTCCAACTTCTCTGTAACCAATTACCATTAGCCTCAGCTACAATGATCTCAGTCTGCATTTTTTGCAGCTCTAATTGAGCATCTTGTAGTACTTTAAATATTTCATTTCTAGCATTGAGTCTTTCCTCTTCGCTAGTGAATAGATTGTCAACCACATCACCAACTTGTTTAAAGACTTTAGTACTGAAAAAATCTAATATTTTTTTCATTAGTTGACTGGTTTTCCTGGAGTATATGTAAATTGACCAGATCCTCTTCTGACAGTATATGAACCTAATTTATTTTTAACTCTTGATACAGACGCTTTTGGGTACTTTGCTTTGACAGTTTCAAATTGTTCATCAAATCCTTGGACATCTTTAACCGCCTTTGGTTTTGGTTCATCAGTGTTTTTTATAGGTGATATAAATCTTTTTACTTTAAATGCCATTATTATTTTGTTTTATTATATGCCTCAGCTAGA